CCAATAACATTTAATCCTAAAACACATATTAACCAAGGAGGAACACTTGGAAGATCTAATAAATCAACCGCAGAAGGATTATCAGGATTAATTAAATTTATGGGGATTCCTTATTCTGGTCCAATAACAAAAGATGGTTTAAGTAAATTATTTGCTTCTAAAGAAAATAAATTAAAACTTTATAATTTCTTAAAAAAAGACCCTATACAAGTCAAACGTTACCCAGAATTATATTCTGAAGTAAAAGATGGAAATCATAGATTTGAATTAGCTCAACTAGCAGGAATTAAAAATATACCAACGAAATATTTATCAAAAGGTTTTATTCCTAACTTTTCTGCGCTTGGAGCCGCAATAGAAAGAGAATTAGCGGCAGGTGTACCGTCTTCGAAAATTAGGATTGGTCAAGATAATAGATTAATGAGTCCTTATAATCCTTTAGGCGTTGGAGTTTATAATACTGAAGATGAACCAAATGGAATTAAACAAGGAATTGCGGCGCAAAAAAATATTAATGTTGCGAAAAAAGCAGGATCTTTTTCTGAAGGATTTATTCCTAATTTTGCTTCTCCATTTATGCAAGTTAATCCCGCAATGGTTGCTTCAATGGCCGGAGGCGGAATGTCAAGCCAACAAGCAGCGCTTCAATATCAAAAAACTTTTCTAGCAGATGCAAAAAAAGAGTTTAATGGAATTATAAATGAATTAAGAAATCAAAAAATTAATTTAAAAACTGCAAACAAACAAGTTAGTGACTTAGCATTAAAATATAATTTAACAAATCAAAGCGCTACAAATATGAATCGTAGCTTACAAGAAGTTGCAAATCGTACAAGACAAGTTAATCAAAATATTGCTCGTTTAGAAAGATCTGCTGGAGGATTTTTAGGATCAGGTCTCGGTGGAGGTAGGCAATTAAGAGAATTAGAAAGAATTAGAGACACTACAACTGGTGAAAGGGCACAGAGAGCATCCGAAGCTTTAGGTAGAGCCCAACAAAGGAGACAAGTTAACGCAGGGAGATTACAAACCGCAGGAATTGGTTTAAGCATAGGCGCACCAATACTTGCTCAAACAATTGCTGCTTCTAACCCAGGAAATAAAAATGCTCAAGCTACCGCAGAGGGAGTAGGAACATTTGCAAGTTTTGCTGGAGCTGGTGCTTTATTTGGACCCTGGGGTATTGCTATAGGAGGCGCAATCGGAGCAATTGTTGGATTTAAAAAAGCCTTAGACATAGTCAATAGTAGAGTAGAAGAATTTTCTAAACAAGCTCAAGAATCTCAAAATAACTTAGCAAGATTTAATGAAGATGTACAAGCATTTTTAAATGCTAGAGCCCAAGCAGAAGGATTAAGATCGGGAGAAATAAGAGGTACTCAAGCAGAATTAAGTAGAGCAGAAAAGGCTCAAACTGCTGCATTAGCTAGAATATTTAATAAATCTAGACCAGAAACAACAAGCCAAATAAAATTTGCTTTAGAATCTGGAAATGAAGAGCTTTTAAGAGAATCTTTTGGAACAGCGACTATTGAAAAAGAGTCTGCGAATAGTATTGATCAATTTACAGATAAAATCATGCAACTTAAAGACAAAGGTGATTTAGGAAAAACTTTGAATGAAAATATTATAGGTTTGGGTAATTTAAGAACACGAACTGGAGAAACTTTTGCTGAATTATTTTCTAGTAACGAACAATTAATTGGATCATTAATTAAATATGCTGATTCCGCTAAACTAGCTTCATCTGCTACGTCAAAAACATCTCAAGATTTAGAAAAATTAGGAAAATCAGCGACAACCTTTTCTCCGATTAGAATGCCATTTTCTGAAGAACAAATAAGCAAAAAGCTTGAAGAGCTAGAAGAAAGAAGCAAGCTTGTCAGCTCCCAGTATAATCCTCTAGGTCTGGAGCTTGAAGATGGTAGGCTAAAGAAATATGGAAGAATGCCTGCGAACTATGCACAAAAAACAGAAGCTGAAAAAAGAGAATTTGCTATTCAAGATCTATTATTCAATGACGCAAAAGAAAATCTTAAAGGGGTTAATGAAGGTATGCATTCTTTTATAGATGGTTTAGTTGATGCAAAAAAGATAACGGAAAAAAATGGAGCAGATATTAAATTAGCTTTTAAAACCATATTAGAAGGCCCAGGAGATCCAAGAGAAAAAATTGAAAAAATGGTAGAAGAATTTGAAAATCTTGGAGAACAGGGAGAAATAGCAGGTAAAGTGTTAGAGAATGTTTTCAAAGGTTTATTTTCATTTTCTAAATTATCGGGCAACTTAAAACAACTTTTCGCTCAAGGCGGAGATACCGAAGAAAGCCAAGGAAAAGCCGCTGAACAAAGATTCTTAGCTGCAGAATCTTTAAGAAGAGCTAATTTTGCTGATCTTTTAAAAGATCCAGAAGTATTTAAGGAATTTTTACCAGAAAGCGTTTTAAATAATTTAATAAAATCTACTGGGGCAAAAATCGTTGGCGGAACTCAGGACCCACAAAAAAGACAAGAACTATTTACCCAATTTGGCGAAGAATTTAAATCAGAATTAACTGATTTACAAAAAGGACTTGGATTAACTGATGAACAATTTGCTAAATTAAGAGCTGGAGCAGAAAGATTCGGAGAAAAAGCTACATTAAGTTCTGATAATTTCTTTTTACTTAATAAAGGCATTTCTGACGCCACTTTAAGACAAGAAGCAGTTAATGAGTACAAAAGAATAGAAGCAGACTTAACTAAAGAATTAAATGGAAATATTGATTTATTAGGACCCGCAGCAAGAAATGCTGCCGAAGAATTAGTTTTTATAAAAAAAGCTAGACTTAGCGAATTGTTTTTAGAAGAAAAGAATCAGGGATTAATGCAAAAAGCTTATACTAAAATAAAAACTCCTGGATTATTCAAAGGACTTAATATAGAAGAAATGACCGCAAAGAGTGCTGGGGATTATGAAAAACTAATAGCTGATCTTACAAACGAAGGCATTGCTTCAATAAACGCTAACGTTTTTGATGAACAAGCTAAAATTTTAGCGAAAGAAAGATTAAAAGCTTTAGAGCAAGAGCAACTTAGTTTGGTAAAAACTCAGGGCGGTTTATCAACTGTTCAGGTTGCTGATGCGCAAAGACAATATCGAGAATTAGGAGCAAGTAATACTTCTTTTAAAGAAGGAATTGATATTTTAAATCAAAGCATTTCTGACGCCACTTTAAGACAAAAAGCAATAAATGAATACAAAACAATTGAAGCAGATTTAACCAAAAAATTAAATGGAAATATTAATCTTCTTGCTCCTGCACTTAAAGATGCTGCAGAAGAATTAGCTGTTATAAAACAAGCAGAGCTTGGTCAAATATTCTTAGAGGAAAAGAATCAGGGATTAATGCAAAGAGCTTATCTCAAAATAAAAACTCCTGGATTATTCGAAGGACTTAATGTAAAAGAAATGACCGCAAGGAGTGCTGGGGATTATGAAAAACTAATAGCTGATCTTACAAATGAAGGCATCACTTCAATAAACGCTAACGTTTTTGATGAACAAGCTAAAATTTTAGCTACTGAAAGACTTAAAGCTTTGGAACAAGAACAATTAAGCTTAATTAAAGGCAAAGGTGGATTATCGACTAGAGAGATTTCGGATGCTGCAGCAAAATTCAGACAGCTTAGCCAAAGTAATTCAGCCTTAAAAGAAGGATTTGATACATTAAATGCAAATATAGCCGATACAAATTTGAGGGAAGAGGCTAAAAATGTTTTGCAAGAAAAACTTAGAGGATTAGAAATTGAATACGAAGGAAATCTAATAAAATTAAATGCTGCTTCTGCAAATTTAATAGAGTTACTTACAATCCGAGCTAAATACAAAGAAGGAACAGTTTTCGCTGATGAACTCAAATCAGCAGAAGAAACAGCTCGAACAGAAAAGATTAGGCAGGGAAAATTTGAAGGAACTGATATTTTTGGCGCTTTTTCTGACGAAATGACTTATGGTCCTCAAGACGCTATGCGAGATTTAAATGCGATTGGAACAGATACAGCACGAACTCTTAAATCTGAATTTAATAATGCATTTCAGTCTGTAATTGACGGGACGCAAGAAGTTGGAGATGCATTTAGAACTATGGCTTTAAATATATCAAGAAGAATACAACAGTTAGCATTAGACATGACAACAAATCTCATGTTTAATAGTTTATTTAGTAGTTTTGGTGGTGTACCCTCTTTATTCAAGAATCCCCTCGGTATGAAACGTGGAGGAGTTATCAAAGGATATTCTTCTGGAGGAAAAGTAGAAGGAGGCTCTGGAGTAAGAGATGATGTGCCAGCTATGCTAAATAAAGGAGAGTATGTTATAAGAAAATCTTCTGTTAATAAGTATGGAGAAGATTTTATGCAAAATCTAAATTCTGGAGGCGTAGTTTTAAGAGCAAGAGGTGGCACTGGCGAAATAGGTAACCGCATGAATAGACCATTTCAAGAAGATGGAACTTTTAGAGTAGGGCGAGTAAATAATTTGCCTATCGAAGCAATGAGAGCTCCACAAGGAATGGGAGCAACACCAGATATTTCTATAAGAGGGGTAAGTGGAGGAGAGTTTTCTTCTGAACTTTTATCTGATTTTATATATACTGGTCAAGAATTTGGTTTACCTACAGGAGGAAAATATGTTTTTGATCCTAGATTATCTCCAGAAGCTATTTTAAGAGAAGACGATCCAATGAATCAACTTAGACAGGAAAAAGTAGATAGGCTACTAACATTTCAAGGAGAAATACAAGCATATAAGGAATATCTCGCAGATTTAGAAGAACAAAATAGACAAGAAAAAGCAAGAATTGATCAGTTAAACAAAGAACAACAATCAGCCTATAAAAAACAACAAAATAATCTATTTTGGGGATCTTTGCTTCAAGCTGGCATGAGTGTTGGAGCGGGGGCATTTAGTCAATATGGCGTACCAGCTTTAAAACAAGCTTTTCAAGGATCTTCAGGATGGTCGAATTGGAGAAGCGGATCTTCCAGTTATGGTGAAAGCATGAATTTTGGTCCTCCTGGCAAAGCTAATAGATATAATTTGAGAGGGACGGTTCCCTCTATTCGTCGTGGATATGCAAAAGGAGGAGTAGCAAATAAAGATACAATACCAGCTTTATTGATGGATGGAGAATATGTCGTTAAAAAAGATATGGTTAATTTTTACGGGAAAGATTTCTTTGACAAACTAAATACAGGTAGAATTAAAAAGTTTGCTGAAGGTGGTAGCATAGGCAACCAAGGTGGATACTCAGATTCATCAACGTCTGCTACAACAAACAATACAAATAATATTAATATAACTGTTAATGTCGCAAAAGACGGTGGCTCGACTGAATCAAAAGAAGAAAATTCAAATAAAAAGAACCCAACAACAGAAAAAGAAAGACAAGAAGAAACAGAAAGAAATAGATTATTATCAGAAAGAATTAAGTCTGAAGTTGTTAAGGTAATCAACCAAGAGCAAAGACCTGGCGGATTATTAAGTAGCTCTAAGTATAAAATGAACTAAACAGATTTAACTTGTATTTCAAAAGGAATTTGTTTGTATATTAAATCTTTTATTGGTATGTTTTTATCTGCCGCTAAAGCATTTAGCTCTTGCCAAGAATATTTATAATAAAATAACAAAGTTAAATATAAATTATTATTATATAATTTACTATATTTTTTATCTAAAGATAACTTATTAGAAGAAATAAATACATTTTCTGTGGGATTTAAATTAGTCAAAAACTCAATATAGACTATAATTTCATCATTTATATTATTAACGCTTAATATTTCTGCACTGATAATATTATTATGGCTAAAATATAATATATTATTTTCTATATTAATATAATTATTATTATAATAAAAACCAAGATCGACGTCAGGTATTGAGACTAACATATCATCTTCGGGGCTTTCATCCCAAATACCTAATACTGTTTTTTCTGTCGAAATATTTGAAATAGGAAAAAAGTTCTTATAGAAAATACCATTAATATTTTTATATTCTTTTGGCCAAGATAAATTTTGTAAATTTAAGTCATTGAATAAATAAAGGTTGCCTTGAAAAAAAGCATCTTTGTTTTTGGTGGAAATATTATATTCTAATTTCTGATTAAAATATTTTTCTTTAACAAGTATATACATTTCATCTTGGCTTACTAATTCTTGAAGTTGTTTAATTATATCTGATTGTAGTTTCGATAAAGGAAAAATCTCTAAATTAATATCTTTTATCTCTTCTATTAAACCTACATCTTCAAATGGTGCAGTTAATAGTTTAAGATTATTGATTGAATTTAACCAATTTGATTCTATATTTTCTATAAAACTATAGGATAAATTTGTATCTATAGACTTAGGAAAAATTAATAAAGAATGCACACCAATTTCTTTCGTCTTAATAGGGTCTATAAGAAACTTTGCAGAATATAAATCATTACTACGATATACTTTATAAAAAATTGCATCCAAGTTATTTGTTTCTATATTAGGATATTCTATCTCAAAATCTAAATAGCTGGGTTCCTCTGAATTAAATTTTACTTGAAATTTTAAATTAGAATAAAAGCCAGGCTTGTTATTTAAACTTTTATATTTTAAGAAATTGTTTAAAAAACTATATTCAAAATAATTTTCAACAACTTTCTTTTTATTTCTATTAAGTTCTAATTTTCTACCTAAATTTACACCTCGATTTAAATTTTTCGCAAGAGGCTTGGTTAGCATTATTTTAACGATTTCTCTTTTATTGTCTAGATTCTCTAAAGAATCTAATAATAATTCATTTTCATATATATAGACACTAAAGGAAGGAAAATATTTTGTTGATACTAAATCATTTGCATTATAAGCTGTTAATGCTGAGAATGTATTCCAATAAACTTTTAAATCTGGTTGTTTTGCTATTATCTTCATGGTTGGCCTTCAACATTTACGCCAGAAGCAATTACTCTATCCATTGGAGCTTGACTAGTTAATCTAAAAAATCCAGTAACCATAGGTGACAATTCTTCTAGTGAATTTTTAGCAAAAACTCTAAAGAAAAAGTCTCCGCTTTTTAATGGTGTTACATATGGCGGATATATCCCTAAAGAAGTTCCGCCAGCTCCTGTTGGGAAAAATCCAGTCTCTGGATCTGCAGGTAAGATATCTATCAAATCATTGACATCTAAAGCTTGAGAGGAAAAATTAACTCCGCTTCTCATATATACCAAGTACTGAGTAACAAACCGAGAGTTTACCAGAGGAGGTTGAACTGAGTATGCTATACTATTAATTCCAATAGAACTTACAACTCCTCCATATAGCCTTTTATTTGATCCAGTTAAATTTCCTAATGCGTCTCTATATAAGCCACTTAATACTAATCTTGGAGCTTGCGGAACTTCTGGTTTTAATGCCACATTCGTTAATTTTGCATCAAGATCAATTTCTCCATATTTCTGAGGGACATATTCCATAGCAGAAATATTGAATGTTCCTTTTTCCGTATTCTCTTTTATATTTAAAACTCTATAAAGTTGAGGTTTATTTAAATAGCTATCATAAAATGCACCTGGATAAGTTAAATTACTAGGGTTATTAATTGGAGATCTTATATCTATACCTGTATATCCTGATGTATTTACATCTATATTCCATATTGTATTTTGCAATAAGACATAATTTCCGCTATTTAGTCCGCTCCCAACGGGGAAATTTATTCTTATATTATTTGAATAATATCCTGTTCCGCTTGTAATATAACCACTTGTTGGATTTGGTATAGTTATTTTTTGAATTCCACTTCTTCTAAAGAATTCTGTATTTAAACCCGTAGCCCCGCTATTGGTTATATTGAATCCTGTTATATAGTTATCGCCAAGATCTGTGCCATACTGTAAATTATAAGTTGGTGTTAAGAAGTAAATATCGAAGTTTGATCTAAAACCTGTAAGAGTATATAATATTCCGGTATTATATGGAAGATCTAAAGTTGCGCTTCCTGTCGTTAACTCTTTTGTTCTCCCCGCATAACTTACATTGCTTCTGTTCTGATCATAAATCTGAACAATGTCTCCAGGTAAAAGATATGAAGCTTCTAGTCCTGCATCGAAATTTACAGTTTCTGTTTCTTCGTTTTCTGTTGTTAAAAACCATTTTCCTAAACGTCTTGCTTGGTTTTTGCTTGTGCATCCAAATGCTGTTACTGATGTTTCTCTAATTCCATACTTCATAATGCCTTGCCTATACTCTACATATTCTACTGCGGGCTTATAGTTATTGTCTTGATCGTTAAATCTTATAACTGCTACTGTTTTTCTTGCTCTTCTTGAAGAATCTGAATAAGCAAATTTTCCATCTACAACATTAGTATTATTAAATGCATATATTGGGTCTTTTGGTCTATCTTGAGTAGCAAATATCTGACCAGCGGAGTAATAGGTAATTCCTCTAAATATAGAAGCCATATCATTTAAAACTTTATAAGCTTCTTCTTTTGCTGCTATCATTAGGTTGCATGTAAATCTTGGCTCAAGACCTCCTTTCCCGTCTGGTACAAGCTGATCACAATATTGTGATATTTCATATAAATTCCATTTATCAACAAGGTCTCCATTTATATATTTTCCTAATCCATATCTATTATTTGTTATTAAATCATAATAGCACCAAGCTGGGTTATCTGTCCAAGCTAATTTAAAAGACCCGTTCCAATATCCGCTATAAGTTCTTAGAGTTGTATCATAATTACTAGGGACTTTAACTTTAAGAAGTCTCATTTTATAACTCCTAGTTGGAACACTATTAAAATATCTAGAATCAAATTCATTGTATACCATAGCTGCATTTGGATATACAAAGCGATCACTAAAAACTTCTGTGACAGAATCAACACTTGTTGCATTGGCAATCCCAGGCGGAAGACCTTCTTCTGTATTTTTTACTACTGTAACAGCCCATCCGATTTGATCTTGAAGTATTTCTACGTATGGAAAATTTTCTGCATATGGTCTAAATCCTACTTCGAATGTAATTAACATTGGAGAGCTAGATATTTTGCCTTTAACAATAATATTTTCATTATAATAATAATCTCTTATATATGGCCAAACTTTTGAAGTATCAACTAGAACTAAATCTCCATTCTTGAATACCCTCATTAATAGAAATCCGATATTAAGTTGTTCTCTCAAGACATCTCCAGCGTTTCCCGCACCAACCGCTACAATTGTTTGACCAAGATTATTTATTTTCAAATTTATTTTAATAGAAGAAAGATCTGTGTTGTAAAAATAATATACTTTTGGGAAACCGACGTCAAAAACACCAGTTGTAATTATTGAGCCGTATAATCTTTCGTTAACTCCCTTTGATCGTGAAGTAGGCAAAGGGTACTTAAATTTGTCAGTTAAAGCTCCCCAATAATTATATCTATCTTCATAAAGATCAATTCTGGGGTGGGCTTGAATATGAACATTTGGCTGAGCATAACTATATTTAAATTTTACTGATTTGAAGTTAAAGTAACCATTTGCATCGACAATAGGTGTTTCATTCCAAAAAATTGATCTTGCTTCTGGTGGAGCTTCAATGTAAGTGTTGCCGTCTTCCGATCCTCCATAATATCCTGAACTTGTAAATGGAACAAATGTTACTCCTCGATAGCCAATATCTCCTGTTGTTCTACCTGAGTAATCATAGAAATAATTTCCAGTTACGAATCCTTCTATTGGTCCTTCGCAAATTAAATCTAATACTCCAACTTTTGTTATACTTGTGATTGATACATTACCAGTTTGAGATGTTGTTCCATACCCATCTGCTGGATCTGGAGCAACCCCATAAACTATATTATATCTATCTGTAAAAGGTGGAGCTCCATAAACCACTGTGGGAGTTCTTGTATCAATAGAAGAAATGCTTCCAAATAAACAATTATTATCAAAGTTTGTAATTGGGCATGTTGGATCATTAAAAGTAAGAATCTGGCTAGAATAAGAAGAAAATCCGCTTATGGCTGTGTTTCCATTATAATATGTGTTACCAAATAAATCATATCCACTAAAAAGTAAATCATTATTTCCATAAGCTGCATCCATTACATCACTATCTGCAAAAGTCATTCCTTCAAACGAAAGCCCATATGTGCCTGGGCCATAAATGTACTCTAAACCCTCAGAATATAAATTTGCATTTCCCATATTAGAAGTTTATTTCATTTACAATTGGACTTTGGCCAATTAGTCTACAATTCGAGTTAAATAAATATGTATAAGCTCCAGAACTTGTAGTATTATTATACTCATTAACTCCTCGTTTATTTGTCTTATATTGTACGTCATAAGATGCATATACATTGTTCGATCCTATTAGCAGAGTTCCATATCCGACGGGGACTGGGCCTCCTTCACCTACTGTATTTACGGGTCCGTTAAATAAATATGAGCTAGGACCTCCAACTTCTCCAGCAGAAGTATTTATAGGATCTGCTTGCTGTGCGCTAAATGGAACTAAAGGGGGAGGCTTGCTCAATAAAGATGTAACTCCAGCCGCAAGTAATCCAACTCCAGCAAGTATTAATAATGGAGCAAGAGGTGGTACAAAAATTGCTATAACAATAAGAATAACAGCTATAAAGATCATAAAAAAACTTCTTGAGCCCATAATTTCAGGAAAAATATCTATTGTTTCAAGTTTATCTCCATATTCCATAAAAACTTCGGAATTCTTAAACTCCTCGACTTTCATATCTTCTTTAAAAGTTAGAAATTTATTATTAACAGATATTGCGTAGGAAGAGTATCCTTTTTCATTAGCATGGTCTAGAAACCATTTTCTTAGATTCTTAGTGTTTGCTTCGATAGCCCTCATAGCTTCTGCTACGGAAGACACATCAAGATCCCAAGATTTTCCTAAATCTTCTCCAAGCTTTCCATGTAAATTAACACGCACCATCTTTATTTCCTCCTAAAAATTCCAATTTTTTTTCTATTATAATAATTACAGTAATTTTTTATTCTAGAAAAGGCATTTCTTGGTTGTTCTAAAATTTTATTATTTCCTAAATATATTGCAAAATGAAAATAATTATCTATATTAAACAACAGAATATCGTTAACCTGTAAAGAAATCTCTTCTTGTAAGAAGATCATATTATTTGGTTGAATATATTTAACAATTTCAGAAAGATTTTTTTCTGTCACTTCTAACTTATCTGTTTGATTTAAATCTATTGGAAATTTTATATTAAAATTTAATTCTTCTGAGTAATATTTTCTGACTAAATCAAAACAATGCGTATTATGAAAGTCAATGCTTCTTCCAATATATTTAACGCCATCAGAATTATTTGCTGTATAATGTTTAAAAATATTTTTTTTAAGTACGTACAGAACCATGTCTATTTTTGATTCTTCTGAGCATATTTTATCCATGATTGAAAAATTTTCTTCCTCATTGTGGCTATGATATATATAAAGTATGTTATGATGATGTTTATTAACAAGAAAATCTCTGCTTGAAATCTTAAAATTATTCAAAGGGTCCTTTGCTATATTTTCGCATTCTATAACATCAAGATCTCCATTTTTTTCTATAATAAAACCACAGCATTCTAATGGATCTTGATTTTTTGCATGATTGATAATTTTATTTTTTATTTTAGTATTCATTATTGATTATTAGGTTGATCTGTTCCAGGAAAACCTCCGAATGGAAGAAATCCGTTTAGATATCCTCCTGTATAATCTTTTGGTATCCCATGGGCGTAATCTGCCATTGGGTTCCATACTGCTGGTCTTCTTGGAAAATAAACAGAACTTCCAGCAACTCCAGTTAATACAAATGCCGGACTACTTAGCATACTAGTTGTGTCTCCTGGTAGTTTAAAATAAGAATCAGCTTTTTTATATTTATCTAAAGTCCATCCACCTCTATTTGTTGGCCAAATAACCGGTCTAAATGCAGGATTTTTAAGCCATCTTAATCTACAAGCGGAAATACTTTTTGAGCAACTGTCAGAAAGCCAATGAACGGCGTTTGGGGGAGAATTTTGATAAGTAGAAGTATGGTTATTAATACAAACAAAATAATAGTTTAATTTATTGTTTTGAAGATATATAAAATCTCCGCTTACATATGCCACCCCTGTTGACCATGCTCCTAAATTTCCGGCGCCACCTGTTATTCTTGTTATTGCTGTTGAATCTGGAGCTACTCCAGTTCTAAAAACCGCACCAGAAGGACCAATAAATAATTGATCATTTTCTGTTGCGACAGGAGGAGCGGTTTGCAATAGTCTTATATCAATTCCAGGATTCGAAACTCCCGCATATACTCCACTGTGAACCGCTGATCTTCTAGAATCATATTCATACAAACACCCTTCGCCTCTATATTGGAAGGGACATTTAGAAGCAAAAATTGTTCTTCCTGGCAAGGAAACACCTTCGACGTCAAGAATAGATCCTAGGGTATATTCTAATGTTAAATTATCTTCTTGATTTTTTCTGTCTATGTAGTAAACATCTTTAGGCAATTCTATCTCAGATATAGAAGGATCATCTGTAAATGGATTAACGTTACCAGAAAAATTAGATCCTTTTAAATATTTTAAAAATGTTTTTATTCTAGTAAATTTTGCCCCGACAATGTCTCCCAATGATTCAATTTCCATTCTAATATATTTATAAAATGAATTTGTAGATGAATCAGGACTATTATTTGATATAAATAATCTTGGAGTTGGAAGTGTTCCTGCGCTATTCATTTCAAATCCGTCCGCAAAAATTGGCATTGGGAAGAATTGCTTGTCCTTCCAAGTAATTATACCATATGGATTAGTGGACATATTGTATAAATTATAATCATTATATATTCTTAAAATGCCATTCTGTATCGGTTGATTCGTAGGTAATGATGTGGTATTAATTGTTTGAGGATATACCGGGGTTAAGTCGATCTCATATAAAAAAACTTGAGAGGATGGTTCTAATTTTGCTATCTCTGCATTGATTGACCTATATCCACTAACAATTTGATTGTAAATTGAAATTGAGGACATAATTACGCTGGAACTTCTTCGAAAGTTGTCCGAATACTATAGTTGTTATAAAAATTATATGCTACTTCCCAATTAGGTGCAATAAATTCTGTTATTTGTTGGCCTGTTTTTGCGTATATTGTTGGAACGTTATAGATGAAAGCTTCTCTACCGCCTCTTTGCTCTAAAAAGTGAAGGATTGATACAGTTTCTACTTCTGTTCTATTATCAAAATTTAAAGATAAATTTTTCATTTGAAAATTTAGTCCATCGGCAAATCTTTGCTGGTATCCATTTCCAAATTGGATTTTTTTTACTCTTGGTTCAATTTTTGAATTTGATTGATATGATGGTTTCCAGAAAAAATTAGGTACTAATACAGAATTTATTAAGATATAACCATCCCATTTGGATTGAAGATTGGTACTGGTTGTTGGGTTATTAGACGGGCCAGAATTATTATCTATAGAAGAATAATAATATCTTGCATTAGATCCAGATACAATACTATACTTATTATAGTTTGTAGAGCTAGACCAGCCATTAACTGTATCATATACGCTTGCCATATACCTTTTACCTATATAAATTTACACTTAAAAAGAGGTGTAATTTATATTAATGTTACGAACTTCTAGTGTAGAAAACCAAAAATTTTATATCAATCAGAATTTTATATCTGGTATACAATCCCTTTCTTTAAACTATGACACTAATATAAACCCTTCATTTTATGTTAATGATACAGGCATGAATTATTTTATATCTCAGCCTATAGTAGCAAACTTTAGCGTAAACTATATTCCTGGAGATACAGAACCATTTATAGACTATACCGGAAATAATTTTTTTACAGGAAAAATTGAATACGCAAATAAATTTATACAGTTTTCTAGCGGATACATAGATAATTATACTATACTTTCAGAATTAAATCGCCCTGTAGAGGTATCTGTTCAAGGAAAAGTTTATGGAGTTCTTGCGTATAGCACTGGTTTGAATACATCTAGCGGATCATTAAATTATAGTATTAATCCAATAAATTATTGTTATTTAGATTTAAATCTAAACGATGTCAATTTAAATAGATTAAATAGTTGTTCAATAAGCTATGACTCAAAAAAAATAGCAAATTACAATATTGGTGATTTTTTGCCATATGAAATAATACAGGAATACCCAATAGAGATAAATACAAGTATAAATTTCGAAATTAGCGAAGATATTCTCAAAAGTCCAACCGGACTATTCTCAAACCAAGAAATACAAGATTTAACAGTAAGTTTTAAAAATATCAACAATACCTCTATAATTAAAACATTTAATGTTAGAAACTCGGCCCTATCTAATAAAAATTATAATTTTAGCGTAAATGAGAATGGCACCTTCAGTTTGGCTTATAAAAGTTATATAAATAATTAGATATTTGACATATATTTAATATAATATATATATATAT